ACTTGCCCGATTTGCTCTTCTTGACCGGCTTCTTGCGGCTTTTAAGGTTCTTTCGACGGCCCTTTACAGGCTTGTTATCGAAGGCTTCAGGCGACGTGACGGCGATCTCCGTTTCGCATCCGTTGTCATCCATCAGGAAAGTGACGCGGGAAATGAGCATGTCGCGGAAGACGTCCTGGAAGCTGTCCTCTATCGGCACGATTTCGTTGACGCGCCAAAGACGGCCATTGGCGCTGAAGCCTTTAACCCGATAGGCAATCTCTTCGCTTTCGCCGCGTCTGGTGCGCATGCGCCAGTCGGCTTCCTCGCCACATGCCTTGTCGTCGGCCTTGGAGCGCGCGAGGTGGACGATCGGGCGATAGCGGGTGATTTCATCGTCCACGGCTTCACCAGCAGCGACCACACCACGCCGTTCGCGTTCAGTGGCCGAACCATCCGTTGCTTGCCGATCATCCGGACTGACCGGCGCGTCACCTGCGGACAATGCTGCCGCCCTGCCATCGCGTGCCGTCGCGGCTTTTTCCGACTGACCGCGCACGATCACCTTCGAATGCCGGTCCTTGTGGGAATATTGCCCACTGGATGCCTTGACGTTGCCCGGAAGCGTTAGCGAAGCCGGAGCGCGGTTTGCGCCGGTGCGGGTTAAAACGATGCCGCCCACGCCATCCGACATCACCAGAGCATGACGTTGGCGCGCACCCTTTTCGATTGCGCTGATGCCAGTTTCGGAAAGGTCGATGCCATAACGCGGGAACGCGTCGCCGGTGTCGATCTCAGATCGAACGGACAGGCCGAACGGTTCGGCAATCCTCTTCACGGCATCTTCAAGCTTGATATTGTTGAACTCGGATGGACCATTCGGCGCGGCTGTGCTGTCCACCAGATCGCCCGCCTTGTCTTTGCCCGTAATGGTGACGGCTGCGTGCTTGCCATCGATGTCGGGCGCGACCGTTTCAATGTTGCCTTTTAGCACGAGCTGCTCTTCGACATAGACTTCTGCCTCCATACCAGGGCGGAGATAGAACACGGCATTGGAAGGTGAAGCGAACTCGAAGCTGGCCAGCGACCGGTTATAGTCCCGCAGTTCGAAGCTGAAAGCGCCGCTCAAGTCCTTCAGATCGCGGGTGGCACTTGCGCTCGTCCATTGGTCGAAAATCTGCCCGTCCACTTTCAGATAGATCGCGCGGGTCATTATTCGGTCACCTCAATGCGTCCGGCCGGGATCAACGCTGGATGGCGTGGCCGATTGCGCTCGATGATCGATTGATAACCGTCCTCAATCGATGTCGGATCATCACCATAAAGATGGTTGGCGAGCTGGAAGGCATCGGTAGCGCGTTCGGTATCGATGACACGCGTAACAGGCAGTCGGCCGATTGCCTCATTGATGTCGGCGATCAGGCAAAGCCGAACGTCGCGAACACCGCGAATGGTGGCGCTGACTTCCGCTGCGAAATCGGAATCGGACAGGCTGGAAAGCAAGTCCATATATATAATGAGTTGGCCGATCAGCTGATCGCGCAATGCAGTGGCTTCCGACCGGGAACCGAATTCGACATAAGCCGCCAGTTGGGCGGCTTTCGCCAGCGCATCGCCAGCAACGCCTGCCAGAAGAACCGTGTCCGGACGCGAAGGCGTATCGCCCGCGAGGTTCACAAACTCACTGCCAGCAGAGGCGCAAATATTGAGCGCCTGGCTAGCGGTCAGTCCGGTTGATGAGGTGACGGCCTCGGCGGCGGGCGCAACGGCTGGAGTGCCCGCCAGATCAGGAACCATATTTACGATCGTGTCAGTGACGGTGCTTGCCGCACGGCTGAGACTTTCCGGTGTGGCAGGCAAGGTCTGCGGCAAAGCGGCTGCAATAATGCTCGATGCCTGACCTGCGCTTGACTGCCAATAGGAAACGATCTGGCGCGAGGTCCGCTGCGTGGCGTCGGTACGAAGACGCGAGAGTGTTCGCTTGGATGGTGACGCGGTCAGCGAAAGCGCCAGCGATACGAGCGACAACGCGGCACTAATCAGGGACGAGGCGGTGGAAAACGACCCGAGAAGGCTCGCACCATTATAGCGTTTGAAGGTGGCGTTGAAGCGAACCACGCGCAGCTCGAAGGCCGAGAACGAAATCTCGGCCGGTTCTTCCATGATGACCTGCATCGGCCCGAACCACGGATGAATGAGCGTTCCGGGTCCAGCTGTTTCGAAAGCGGCCTTCAAGGCCTGCGCTTCAGCAATATAACTATCGCTGACGATCAGGCCCTCGATCTGGACGGTCTGCGGCGCGAGGCCGAGATCATCATAGGCGGTAACATCGATGCCGGGAAACAGATGCTCGGCCACGCGGCGACCGACCTGTGTCGAGGTGTCCGGCACAAAGAAGGAAATGCCCCGGTAGGAGGCCGGAAGAAGCCCCGGCAGCATATCGCTCACGCTATCGAAAATCATGCTAGCCCCACTGACCGTCCGCGATCTGTCGTGATCGGCACGCGCTTGTTATCGGACGATCCGCCGACAACCTTGCCCGGACCATCCACCTTGATACGGATATCGCCGCCGACATTGACCGACTGTTGCGATGAGGGAACCGCCGCCAAGCGCGTCGGCTTCTCAAGGCTCGCCCGCTTTTCCGGTTCGTTCGAATTGGCAGGCGCTGAAGGTCGGAGTGTCGGCCCCTTGAGGTAGTCGTCCATGGTGTTATCGCGGCTTCCGTTCGACTTGGTGCCGTTCGGCAGAGCTTCGCCTGGCTGGACGGTTGCCCCGCTCAGCAGGTTTTTCAGGATGCCTGCAAGGCCCTGTAGCTTGGCAATGATCGTGTCGATGCCGCTCATGATCTTGTCCTTCACCGCATCAAACCCGTTCGACAACATGTCCCAGGCGAGAGCCGGTATCTGGATTGGTGTTTTCAGCAGGTTCCAGAGCTTCTCGACACCAGTAGCAAGAACATTGACCGCTCTTCCTGCAAAGTCAGGGAATATTGCCATCCAGTTTGGCATTGCCTGCGTGCCCGCCGCCCAACTGGCGAGATCGGCCAGCCCCTTCGTTAATGCTGAAATCCCCTGCCAGATTTTCTCAAGGCCCGTGAACTTGATAAGTTCCAGCTTGCCGATCCATTCACCCATGGTCTGTGCAAAGCCGCCAAGTTTGCCGGTATCGAAGCCGACCAACTGAAGCAAATTGCTCGCCAACGTTCCCAATGCGCTTCCGAGTTGCTTGAGGTTGTTCCAGGTGTCGCCCATGTGGCCGAAGGTCCGCTTCAGGCTTTCGCCAATCGGCGCCAGCGACGGCTCGATGCCTTTGCCGATATCTTTCAGCGCGGTCCAAGCGGTTTGAAGGCCGTTGAAGACGCCTTCAAGCACCTTCAGACTGCCGACCTTCAAGCTATCGAAATTGATATTTGCAAAGATCGACCGGGCACCGTTGGAAATCCGCGTCCAAGCGCGCGGTGCTGCATCGGCTATCCAGTTCCAGGCACGAACAGCTCCGTCCGTCACACGCGACCAAACGCGGGAGAGATAAGGCTGTGCCTGTCCCCAGAGCCGCTTCGTGCCTTCCCATGCCTTCGACGCCCGATCCTTCAGGCCGTCCCAGAATTTCATGAGAGCGGGCTTCACCTTGTCCCAATTCTTGGCAATCAGCACACCGGCACCGGCCAGAAGGCCAATGGCGACACCAAGCGGTGACAGGATTACGCCGATCAACGCACCGATGGCTCCAAGTCCAGCGCCAACAATTGGAAGCGCAAGGCCGAGCGCACCAAGTGCGGTCACGAAGAGAACCACACCGCCAGCGCCCGTCAGAAGGGTTTTGACCCAACCGCCCGTGGCCTGATCAAACGCGCGCAGACCGCGAATGCCTGAGAGCAGCCAATCATTGATGGTTGGAAGCCACTCACCGAATGCAAACCCGACTTCACGAACAGATTGCGTGCCAATCTCGTTAAGAATGGCGAGCTGCCGGTTCATGCCTTTCATCTGCGTTTCGAAGTCGGTATCAATCGCAGCACCCGTCGCGGCGGACACCTTTTCCTTGATGTCCTTGTATTCCTGCACGTTCGCCAGAAACGGCACGATGAAGTCCAGCACCTGCTGATCGGAAAACAGCTCGGAAACCTTGCTGGCCGCGCCGATCGCTTCCAGCTGCTGGCGAACATAGCCGAGCGCCTCGGCACCCTTGAGGCCGTTCTTTTCAGCAGCCTTCATGTATTTTCCGATCTGCTCTTCACCAACGCCGGTCAGCTTTCCGACCTTCTGAAGCATCGCTTCCAGCGGGTTGATGCCCTTGGAAGCCGCATCCAGCATGACCGCCTGGATATCGACGCCCATGCCAGAGAAATTCTTGATGGTGCGCTCAGACAGTGCTTTCGACAGGAAGTTGGACAGGTTGTTCGCCGCGATCGACGGATCAGACGTGCCTTTCATGGCGATCTGAAGCGCAGAGCCGAGGAAATCGACGGCCTCGCGGCCTTTGATGCCGAACTTTGCGACTTGTGAGGTCAGGCGCGGGAAATGCTGCGCCATGTCCTTCAGCTCGAAAGAGCCTTCCTTACCGGCGATCACAAGCGCGCCAAGGCTGTCGCGCATCTGATCGGCGGGAAGCTTCAGGTTGTTGAGCATGGCGGTGCCGACACCGGCCATGTCCGAGAATTCCGCATTGGCTGCGGTGGCACACCGGCCGCGATCATCTGACCGGCACCGGCTGCAACCGTATCGGACGCCTGGCCGACCGCAAGCGCGAGATCTTCGTATTGGCCCTTGGCCTTCTCGGCGAAGTCGAACGCAGCTTTTCCGCTTAGCTCGGCTGTGCCTGCAATATCCAGAAGCTTCTGCTGGAAAGCTGCCGCCTCGTTGACAGGCCCCATAAACGAGATCGCAGCGATCGCCGTACCGAGAACCCCGATACGGCGCGCAAAGCCAGTCAATTTCTGAAGGTTGCCCGTGAGACGACGCATCGGGCTTGAAAGCTGGTCGCGCAGTCTGACCAGAACGTCGAGAGCCATAGTTTTTGATGCCATGATCAACTGTCCGCTTGGTTAGACTTGCGAAATGCCATGATGCAGTTCCACCAGAAGATGGCGGTTGCCGCGTCCATCATTTCGATTTCAGCGGCAGTAAACCCGGAGCACTCGGCGAGACCGCCGAGAACTACTTGCCAGTCTTCCGGCCACTGTTCAAAAAAGACGAAAGCACCTGGGCGGCCGCGTTGATGTCGGCTGCATCGAGCTTGTCGAACAGCTTGTTCATGATCGCTTCGCGCATCCGCGTCGAGCGAGCGAAGGCGACAACATTCAGCATCGCATCGGAGGCCGAGGCGATGGCTCGCTGATCGGCACCGTTCAGTCGATGGAACGTGAGCGTGGCATAGCTTTCGGTGCGAGTGCTATCAGTGCCTTTGATGGTCAGAGACTGCGGATAGAGAAGCGTCAGGGTGACGCTGCCATCGAGGTTCTGGACAGCATTTTCAGGCAGACCGCTATTCGCATCGACGCCTTCCACGACATCAGCATCCGATCCCGGAATTGTGACCGGCGCGTTTTCGTCCACTACGGTATCCGTGACGGTGTCGTTTTCATCGGTAAGGTCGAGATCAACAATATTCTTAGCCATTAAACCACCTCTTCAGCGGCGCTGCCCGCCCATTTCAGTTCGATCTTGCCGCCTTCGCCGCCCGTGATCTCCGGGATATCGTCAACGAGGAAAGCGTCTGCGACGACGAAGGTCTGGCCGGTGTCACAGACAACCTGCAATTCGCCTTCACCTGCATCCCAGAGGTTGCCCCAACGCTGATCCTTTTCGAGGTTGGTGGTCGCGGTGACTTCCGATCCCTGGACCTCCTGCGCGCGGGCCGTCTTGCGACCATAAGTGACGGCATTGTTCTTGATGCCGCCTGGGCGGATTTTCGCGCCCTTTTCGACGGGGATGTTCTGTCCCCGCCAGATGATGTCCACAATGCCAAGTACCTGTGCCATGTGATCCTATCCTTGCTCTTAGACCTGAAATTCCAGCGAACCGGCCAGAACCATCAAATTGCCTACCAACCTGATCTGCTGGCGGCTTTCGAGGCGATTCTTGTCGCTGGAGGAGCGTTGGAACACGCTCTGTTTGATGGTGTCCTCGACGCTCTCGATCCAGACGAGATCGGCGTAGGCGCGGCAGCGGCCTGCCCAGGAGGCATGCATACGACGCGGCGTGACCACCGCATTGCCGGTAGCGTCGTCGGACATATTGGTGGCAAACGCTGCGCCTTCCTCGTCGTCAGCGAGCTTGGCGCGCGGATAGAGCAGCGAAACATAGGACTGCCAGTCGTAACGAATGCGCGAGAGCGTGGCAGGCACCATGATGTCGAGCCACGCTTCATCATCCACATTGAGATTGGATTTCCGATAGGTGGTGATGAGGCGCGAGATCGTGACCGAGCCATCCGACAGGCATTCGAAGGTCGAGACGCCACGGCGGAGCAACAGGTCGCGTTCGGTATCAATGAACTGATCGACAGCGCCTGGCGCATCGGCACCTGGAACTGTGAGCGACCGGAGCTGGCGGGCGGGATCGTTCGCCAGATGGAAGCTTGCAAGGCCCATCACTGCGGCTGACAACACCCACGAGCTGGTGGGCGAGCCATTCAGGCCCACGGCAGTCAGGAACGGGCAATTGGTCAACTGTCCCCAGGTGCCAAGCTCGGCAAAGGTGCCGCTCTTGCCGACATAGCCATGCGCATCGAGCTTCGACATGGCGGTGAAACGACCTGTCAGGAAGTCAGCGAAGATGCCCATATTGGTTGGATCACTGAACGGATGCTGGATGGCGGTGTACCAGGTGTTGGCGATCACATCGAGCGCGTCGGTCAAATCGGGATTGCCCGAACCGCCCGACATTGGCGCGATTGTAACCGTAAGACCGGACGGCAGCGGCTGCGCCTCTACATCGACGCGCAGATCGATATCGTTTCCGACTTCGCCGCCGTGACGACTGGTGACGGTAACAACACCGGCCGCAGCTGCGGCCGTGACAGGCAGGCTGGCATTGTCGTTGATGGCTGCGGCGAGTGCCGCTGCCAGCTGCGCGATGGTAGCCGTGGACTGCGCCGTGAATCGGACCTGCTGACCGGCAACCTTGAAACGCAGCACAAGCGAGGCTGAAACGGCACCGGCAAAGGTGAAGGAGCCTGTTGCCTTGACCGCGTCCGCGTCATCGGCAACCGCCATTACGAACAATGCCTGTGTGGTGTTGGCCTTGCGGAAGGCTGCAACCTGTTCGGCACCAATCGAGCCGATACCGAACAGCGCCTGGCCTTCAGTGCCACGCACCACTTCCGTGATGGCTCCGGGCTGCAAAGTGCCGGTGGCGAGCTTCAGACCGATTATCAGGTTTTGCACCGGATAATCGAAAATGCCCAGATTGCGGTAGTTCGGCTTGATCTCAAGGAACGTACCAGGAGAGCGCCAATCGGAAGGGATTTCGTCAAAGGTGAAGTCGGCCATTCTTATTTACCTCCGGTTTTGGCCTTGCTGGCCGTCTCTTCAGTGGTGGTTTCCGGTTCCGTCACGGCTGGCGCGGAAGCCACGGCCTTCGCTCCGATCTCGATCAGATCGCCATCCTTCAGGCGGCGGCGGATATAATGGGTGACGGGAACCATCGCGCCGTCCTTTGGCCAGTCACGGCCATCTTCCATGGGCACGTTGCGGCCGGGCGCGAGCTTCAGCTTTTTCTCAAGCATGGCTTTCCTCGGTGTTGATGGTGTCGGAAATGACGGGTTCTTCTTCGCCATTCGTGATCCAGGTGACGCCAAGCGACTTGAGGTCATCAAGCGTCTTGATCTGGAAGGCGGAAAGCGGTGACGTGAAACGCACGTCGAAATCGACCTGCGCAAGAACAGTGGCATCATCGGCCCAGCCATCGGCATAGATGGCTTCAGCGCGTGTAACCGTGCAGGTGCCAATGTCCTGCAAGGTGCAGCCGCTCAAAAGCACGCTCGACACGTCGATCATGGCATCGAGGCCGATATCGAACTTGTCGCCCTTGAAACGAGCATCAAGATTGTTCGACGCCTTCACGACCAGGACAAGCCGCCAGTTGGCAGCGCCCGACAGAAGCCGCCCATGGTCGCGATCGGGCTGAAGGCCCATCCATGCGAGACCGATGAACGGCTTCAGGCGAACGATGCGCTCGAATTCCTTGATGGTCAGAACAGCGGGAACACGCCCAATCTGGAATTTCTTTTCCGGGAATGCGAGGCGCAAACGTGCGAGAATGGCGGCTTCCATGACCCGGATCGGCGCTTTGGTGAGTTCAGGTTCAGCCATCTCACCAGCCCTTCATGGATTCATCGGTGAATATGGCGGGACGGCCGGAAAAGCGCGGGCCGTTCGACTTCCCAAAATTACCAGCCGATGCGGCCTCGATGGAGATCAGGCCCTTGGCGATGTTTTCCAGCCAGGTAATGACTTCCTTGCGTTCAAGGCGCATCTGTTCGGTCGGCTCGGTACGCTCGCCTTTTGCGAGATCATAACGGGCGAGAACGCAGGCAGCGCGCACGATATCCTTCGGCACCTCTGCGAGCGGCACCTTGTAACGGCCGCGCAGATAGCCGTCGATCAGCGCCGTGGCGTCTGCCAGGGCAACTTCGATCTTGGCCGGATCAAGAGTTTCGGTTTCACGGTCTTCCGGCATGGAAAGCCGGACCATTTCCGTGTTGCCGAAACGCTCGACCATATTTGCGACAGTGGCGTACAAGTGCCGTTCTCCGGTTTAAGGTGGAAGCCGCCTGCCGCGACGGCTTCCGGGTCATGGCCTGTTTCAGCGGCGGCCCGTTATTAGTCTTCGAGTTCGATCAGTTCAGTGACCAGATCGGGATCGCCCAAAATCTGGTTGAGCTGGATCGGCTCAAACATGTCGATCGGATATTCACTCGTGCCATTGTGGCGACGACCGCCACGGCGGATGCCCTCGACCTTTGCTGTGAGGCGAATGCCGTTGCATCCAAACTTGCCGTGCTTGGCGGCATAGGCTTCGACAGCAGCTGCTATGAAATCAAAGCCCGCTTCTTTCGCGGCCTGGACGGATGCTGGGACAATCGCATCGATTTCGATCTCGGAACCTGCCGCCGTCTGATCGCTGACGGGACCGACCGGATTGCCGGTCCCGTCATTGGTCGCAGTCGCCGGGGAGAT